TTTTAAGCCCTTTTTCTTTGACAATTTGTTTTAATAGGTTTTTATCCAGTTCCATATGTATCCTCCTTGTTTTTTTATATCGGCAAGGAGTTTACACAAATTATTTTACACACTCAATATTTTATTCAACTCCACATAATCATTGGTTAATGACTGCAAGTCTGTGTCTATATTCAGGTAATGTTTTTCTTTAGAAGTGAAATTAGGAATATAAAGATATCTTCTGATGTTTTGATTGTTTTCTATAACTTTTTCGTTTTTATCCCAAATCAACTTATAGTAACCAAATATATTATCAATTAATCTAATATATGGTGTTTTGTCAATTAACTTGAAATTATCTTTAAATTTTTGCCTTATTGGTAACTTTTCTTCTGTTTCCTCAAACATTTCTCTTATTTTCCCTTGACCACTATATGAAAACAGATTTTTATCAATTACTGGTGTAAGAACTTCTACATTATGCGATTTAAAAAATTCTAATGCATTTTTTTCAACATTTCCGCTTAAACACTTGATTAATGTAGATTTACCAACGGAGTTGTCACCAATTATTACATTTATCTTATCAGATAAACCAATTTCTAACTTTTCCTCGTTACACATGATTTCAATTTTCTTTAAAACATTTTCTTTCTTTGGTTCCGGATTTTTATATATTCTTGAGTAATCAGTAACAGCCATGACCAAACCTTGAAAGGTTGGTAGGGCTTTCATATATAGTAGTTCTGCTGGTTTTAGTCCGGAATGATGAGCTGGATATGCGTTCCATTCATGACAGTCACTTCCGACTATAAAATGTATATCTTGAATATCATCTTCATAAAATCTATTCTTTAAAATTCCTTCCACTTTTGAATTTTGTATTTCTAACGAATCAAAAAATTCACACCCTATAAATTTATAAAATGCTTCTGGTCCAGCATAGCTTAGACTAGTTTTTTGCGGGTTCTCTGATTTGTAATCACATTTTTGATGGGCAATTAATACTACTCCTAATTCAATTTTTCTAAGAATTGACCCCAAATCATCAACTGAATAACTTGCTTTTTGTACAAAACCTTGTTGTATTTTCATTGCATGTTTTGGATCAGTATCATCAAATATACATACAACATGCACATTTTTACTCTCAATATCCAAGTCAACTTCTATACCAGGTAAAACTTTATGAATATTATTAGGCTGCGTTTCTTGTTTCTTTAATTGTTCGTAAATTTCCCTGTCAAAAATATTATGATCAGTGATAGCGACAACATTTACGTCATTCTTTATTAATTGCTCGATTAATATTGGTAGATGTTGAATTTTACTGTTAGCTACTATAGTTTGATCCCCAGTTTTAGTTAAAGAGCTTGCAAATGAATGTATATGTAAGTCAAACTTTGAATAAACATCCATGTCTTTTCACCTTCATGTTTTATTGAATAACTCACTAATTATCACTTTTTTAACTTCACATTAAAAAACATTAGGAACCTTGGTGTCGTGATTTTCTAATTCAGAGTAAACCTAATAACTTATATTATTGTCGGGGATTTTATGTTTCAATGCACCATCTGTACCGCTTACAGAGTATTGCTCATTTTTCACTCTACTTATAAGTATACTTTTCGAATTATTTTCATCGATGCAGGAAATTACATTAATAAAATCTTCATACTTAATACAACAAATTCCATCCTCGTTACAAACTAAAATAATATAGACCTTCTTATATTGGCTATATAGAGATCCGATACTATTATAATGCTCACTTGAAAAGGTAAACTGCCATGGAGTCAGTCTTTTCTTTGAAAACTTGATATAGATACCCATCGAATCATTGATAACATAGGAACTATTATCATTGTTAACCAAGGAATGGACTTTAATTTCTCCGAATTTGTGAATTAATTTACTAAATACAATACCATGATATATTTCAAATTCCTTAACCATAAAAGATTCCTCTTATCGTTGTTTCTTAAAAAACTCCACATTCCCAGAATAATAGTACAGGACTCTACCGAAACCCTCTTCATTTCGTAAAATCAAAATATTATGAAGCGCATTCTCATCAATATCTCGTCCGCCGAATGTTCCTCTTTTTCTATATAAATCATAAACATAAGCTTTATCTTCAGTTGATTCTACAGTACGAATATCATTTATATGGATATCTTTATTTGGTTTTTTACAGTTTAATTTAATAAAATCAAGCACATAGCCCGGAAAGGCTTCGTCTCCAAGAATTGAATTGATATTTTCCAATAGTCGTAAATTATCTGTGCAGGTCATGTTTGCTTCAATTTCTTTTATAAATCTAAACTTTGAAAAGGCCATTTCTCCTTTGTCCAATACAAGAGTTTTATTGTCAATACTCGTTGATGATACAGGACGAATTCTATTATCTCCTATCCAAACAGGAGCACTACCATTAGATTCAATAGATTTCAAAGATAAATAATGATATACAAAACATCTATGCCAATCATTATATAAATTCTTCGGTATCCACAATTCAAAAAACTCGATATATGGCAAACGATTTCCGAACATTCTTGCTCTTTGAATATAGGTATCTTGCTGTAATTTGTGCTTCGTGTCCCTTGTAAAGAACATTCCAAGTAAATTTCCAAATGTTATTCCTCTTGAAACTTTGTTCCCTCCTATAAATATTGAAAAAATAGCCGGTGGATCGGTCGCATTAACATCGGTACCCCGGTTTTTATTTAAGTCAGAATTTAGTACAGCAACATATTTATTAGAAATATTTTTATACGCATATTTAAAAACCAGTTCCTGCTCAACAACATTTTCACATTTAGCTGATATTATTTCTATAATTTTATTCCAATGATACTCATGTTTCTTGTTTTGTTTATCACACAGTGCTTCCATTAATGTATTTACATCTTTTCTATCCTTTGAGTGGTCATTAATTTGACCACTTGTATGAATAAGAAAACTATACTTTTTGCATTCCTCATTATTTCTTAAATTTAAAATACTAACATTGACAATAAAATTTCTCAATGCATCTTGAATAAATTCAGGTTTGTCCCCTTCATCAGGAAGTCTAATGAGTTTATACCTTAAATTTTTATCGTTAATATGTATCGGGAAAAAAATATCCTTTCCTGCATAACTAGAGTGAGGTTCGAACTTTATCCAATGTTCTGTAATATTGCTGAAAGTGTTATTTAAATCAAGTCTTGCAGGTGTTGCAGTTACACCAATATATATTCCGTTATATTGTAGTAATCTCTCAATTTCACTATTGATTTTTGTTTTTTCATCAAGATTTATTCGAGCGTTTGGGCTCGCATAATCAGCTTCATCATCAATAATGATTTTATCTTTTATTTTATCGAGCAAGGAATTTAGTTTTGTCAGATCAGCCCTATTTTTCTTACAAAAAATAATCCAAGTTCTTGTGCCTATTGCTTCATCTATTATCTCTGAGTAATTAACAGGAGTGGGACTAATTGAAGAATCTCTAAACCTTTGCAGGTTTTGATTTAATAATTCCACATCATCATTTAGTAAAATAATTATTATCTTATATCCTTCATCAACTAGATGGGCGGATAAAGCTATCATAAGTTCAGTTTTTCCACTTTGAGGTTCTCCATATATAATAAATGAATTCCTACCAGCTTTAATATTTTCAACTGATTCATGTACAGTTTTTTCAATATTTTGGGTTTCTTTTCCTTGTAATTTCAAAGAAGTTATCCTTTTGCTATATTCTCTTTCAGTACTAATTTTACTAACTAAGTCAATAAAATCAAGCATTAACAAGCCCCTTTCGTTTCTGATTTAAACTATACCATTATTCTGGTAGATTTAAATTTTTATAAAATAATATTTTAAATTCTGCCATAGGACATGGTAGTTTCGTGCTTGTATGAGGTTTTATATAATTACCTGCGGCTTTAGTCCAGTGTAGCCAGGATAGGAAAGGGTAAGTAAAAAAGAGATTGAAAATATCTGGTGTCTTTATTTTCAATCAATCACCAACTTTAAATTAAAAACTGTATTACTGCTAGACATAAAAACCTACTATAAAATTCGGCATTTCCACAATTTTTCCTTATATTTATTTTTCATCATTCATCTTCTACTCCATCCACCCCTTCATTCTCACCCTATCCTTCAACACTTGCTTATACGTCAACCTCGGCAGCAACATCTCCAAATCCCCGATCACACCCGACAACCTTTCATTCACGATCTCCTGCTGCGCCAGCTCTGGAAGTACCCGCAGGAGTTCCTCAAAACAACTCTCGATCTCCGTTTGCAGATTTTGATATTCCTCATCCCGACTGATGATTTTATAATAGATTTCATTGCAACGTTCCATGATTAGGTAATTAAAATATTCCTCCAAATCAACCATCTCATCGGATTCAGTGATCTCAAATTCAAAGTCAGCCATAGGGGAGAGCCTCCTTTTTTCTAGACAATGATTTTTTCCAAACCTAGACTTACCCGGGCGACCCAGTAACCGAATATCATACCGTCCATCAATGCCTGACTATAAATAACTTCATCCTGCCGGTTCATTTGATTCATCCGGCCACAATCATATTCATCCAGCAATTGGCTGTCTTCAGGAGGCAGCTTGGCGGAGAGCCGTTTCAAGATCTCGCCCGGTTTCTCCCCAAGTTCCCGGAATTCCCGGTCACCCATCAGAATTTCATCATGTATTTTGACCAACCGTTCAAGGATGAATTTTTGGATACCTTCATTGTTACTGTTCAGCATGACGGTGCCTCCTAAAGTAAAAGCTAAAATTTGCCGATTTCTCTTAAGCTTATATATTTATCACTCCCGGTAATAACATGGTCGATAAGTATAATTCCAAGAATCTCTCCCGCCGTTTTCAATCTTTGGGTAAGTAAAATATCCATGGTACTAGGAGATGGATCGCCGCTGGGGTGGTTATGAAAGCAGATAATCGATTCGGCATTATTCATCATGGCCGCTAAAAAGACTTCTCGGGGTCGAATATTTACATTATTGATAGTACCGGAACCAATAATATGTATCCCATTGATTTCATTCTTGGTATTAAGCGCGATAATTCCGAACTTCTCCACCGGTTCAGATCTGAGGTCGAGGATGGATTGGAGGGTTTTATAACAGGCCAAAGGGCAGGTTATTTGGCAGCTTCCGAGGTCATAGCGGTGGCGCTTGGTCCGAACTTGCTTGAGAGTGTAAATGTTGATGTCGGTGATAGGCATAAATATTACCTCGCAATAAATAAGGATTAACATTTGTCCCCGTTGTGGGGACAGAGTGATAAAAAAATAATTCCCCGTTTTGGCGACTTTTCTTCTATTATATTCCCCAAAATGGGGACTTGTCAAGAACGATCTATTTGAATATAGATTTTTATTATGGTAAGATAACTTTAGGTGGTGACTTCGTTTGCAGCATAAAGTAAAGTTTGGCGAAAGATTAAAGTTACTGCGAGAGGAATCGAATCTGACAATTGAACAATTGGCGGATAAACTTGGTATTGTCAAACAAACTATTAGTAAATATGAGAATAACCAACGGGAGCCGAAATACGAAACCCTTGTCAAAATAGCGGAGATTTTTAATGTTTCTTTAGATTATTTGTTTGGGCGTACAGATAAACGATAATAATTAACATTTTTGATGGATGGAGTTTATTTATTAACTAAACATTTTTGTTCTCTCCTAAGTTGTTGTTTCTGTAAATGATCAATTATTTTTTTACTTTTTAATGATGCCGGTATTGTTTGCTCGGATTTCCGAAGATATGCTAAACATTGAAGAAAATCATCAATAAAATTATCTTGAGTTTGATATTGATTAATCTTTCGAAGTAACTCCCCATGACAATTTCGAATTATTTTTCCACTTCTACACGGGCAAAAAAGATGCCCTCTGTAATTACCTTCAGCAAGAATCTTCATTAGTTCAAGAGTAATTATACTTTTTTCAATACTAAAAAGGTCTTGGTAATATTCCAAAAGACCTTTTCCGCCATGAGAAAGCTCTCCAAATGGCATTTTCCCATTCATTTGCCAAAAGCAAAATGAAAAAAAATATGGAATAACTAAATCATTTATATATCCGATGAGTGAAGGGTTTTGTGAAAAAGTCATTCGAATATATAACGGCGCACCTAAACATAATGATTGATCATCAATGTTTGTGTGGAAATTTTTAGGAATCCTTCCTCCGGTTTCTTTAGTAATAGGAGGGATCGCCGGATATTGATCATTAATAATAATTTCGATTTCAAAACTATCATTAATAATAATATCATTGTGATCCCCCGAAAAATCTAATACCCCATAAACAAAAACTTGTTTTTTATGCTCGTCAATATTTAATTTAAGCCTTTGATAAACTTTATTAAGTTCAGTATATTGACTTTTAATAATTGACGAATTTATCATTTAATGTCTCCATGGTTTACTAGGTTTGATTTGAATGGTTGGGACATTAGCTTGAAAATTTGAAGTGGCGGCAACTTGTGGAATATTTGCCATCGCTTCTTTAATGAGACCTTGGCCAAAATGTTGTTCAAGATTTTTACTGATTTTGGTAATATCTGGCTGGCTCAAAATATCAACTAAATCATTACGTACCCATGAAACCCATTCAAAGAAAGCTCTAGCTTTTTTATTACCATCTTCATGCCAACGATCAGCAAAGTTTTCATTTGGGTTAACTGGGTTTGGTATATACCAAGTTCCATCAGATCTTTTGGTGATAAGGTGTAATTCGGCAAGGTTTTTTTCTAAAATTACTCCAGGTTGAAGTAAACTGGCATGGGCTGTTAATTTTTCAACAATATTTTTAAGAGTTAAATATACATCTCCTTCATTTTGATATAGTTTTGCTGCAAGTGTAGTAATAATCATGGAGATGGGTTTTTCATTTTCTAATGGGTGACCCGCAAATCGAAGATCTCGATGGCGTTTCAGTATTTGAATTGCTCTTTGAAGTGGAGTTTTTATAAGTTGGATTGGGACATCTTCAACTTTTTCGAAAAGATCCCGATGACTCTCAAATAGTAGTTGCTTTTCCACAATTTCGATCTTATTTAAGCTTGGTTTATTTATTTGGTCAAACCAATTAGCATAACCACGCGGGTTACTCGATAACCATTGGTATTCGTTGCTTTTTCGCCTATGTGTTATGGCTATTGCCTGATTGGCAAGTTCTAATGGTATAATTGAACTCAAAGATCCAATGATTTGTTTATCCTCTGGGACAGAAGGAAGAATATCTATGTGAAACCCTATTCCATCTTTTTCAGCATAATTAATCGTCCAACATCTACAACCTTCATCATCGAGCATTCTTTTATAATTGGTATTTTCTTTAAGTCGAGCCCCTACCATTGATTTGATTTTTTCCGGAGTTGTTGATGTTTTAAGAATCGGAAGCGTACAAACCAGGTCAATATCATAATCAGATTCTTCACCATTTTTAATCGGCCTTACTATGGTACCTAAACGAAATGAACCTTGTGGATAGATTATTGGTTTTTCATTGCAACCCTCAAAAACACCTTCATTAAGCCAATTTCCAACTGCTGTATAACGTTCAACTGCTTCTTTGTACTTATTTGGTGAAATATCTAATAATTTTGAAAGGTTTCCTAAAAGCTGACTATACTGCGTTTTAATATCGCTCATTTCGGCGAATCCTCCTTTTTATTTTTAGAGCATTGATAAATATGTATTATGCGTAGTTCAATGATTCCCTCAAGACGTTAACAATATCAAATGTTTCATGAAAACCTTCTCTTTTTCTACTTTGGTCATAAATTCTAAGTGGCAAATCCGCTTTGGGCATCCATACTCGTCCTATTTCAACTGCTATTGATGCAGGAACCGCAGGAAACAAATGTAATAATTCCTGTTCTCCATGTACAAGCTTTATCTTGTTAAGCAATTGTCGAAATTCTTGCCGAAATAAAGCTAATTGTTGGCGGCTTTTTAGAAAATCATTATTTGGATTTTTTATGGTTAATGTCCAGATTGAACTATCTTCACCAATAACGCTTGTTATCCTTGAATTATCTATACTGGCACTCAACGATAAGTTTAATGCCACTTTCTTACCAAAAGTTTTTGGTTCAGATATTATATATTGAAAATTATCGGGATGGTCTTGCCAAATCCAATTCGGCGGCTCTCTATGAAGTTGGTATACTTCAGCAGCAGGAATATCACATAAAAGCCTACCTAGTTCTATTAGTAATGGTTGGGGTGCTATTGCAAAAATAGATAAATGATTAATAGTTCTTAATTTTAATTTAGGCAAAACCACTTGAATAAATTGCCTTCTTAGATTTTCCCGTTCTATTAACCAATAATTCTCCTCATGATCTTGAAATGAACTGTTAACTAAGCTTAATTCTATAGCAGGTTTTTCTGCAGGATACCAGTTTTGTTGCAAAGCCTCAATTGCTTTTTCCCAGCTTACAGACACAAAGTGTTCTCCAATATTAGCCCCATAAAGCAATATATAGCTGCTCTTATTTTCAGTATGACTCGTTTGTAACTCAACTCTCTCTTCGTGCTTCTTCTTCATTAGACATAACCTTTTTACAGGATGTCCTTCCACATCCTCACGATCGATTAACCGATGGTGCTCATCGCACATTAACATGAGGTTGGATATGTCTGCTTTCAAGACTTCTGATAAATTAACATCACCACGAGGGCCATCTGGTTTATCAGCAACAATATGCGCTATATATGCAGTATTAAATTCTGCTTTAGTTAGCGAATCAAACCAAAGAGGTTTATTGCAGCCTTCATATTGACATCTTCCAGCAGCTTTACCCCAGAGTCGAAATTTAACCGTATCAGGAATAGATGTAATAGACATATCTAAAAGACTCCAATTATTTCTATTTATTAGCACTCGACAACCAAGACTGCTAACAAGACCATTTTAATCCAATTTTTTATCCCTGTCAATAACTTTTTAAATTTATCGTCCACGTATAAATAAAATCGTCCACGAAAATAATATATTCATACCATTTACAAAGTAAATCGTCCATGATATAATCAAATCGTACATAAAGGGGGAGCATCATGGAATATTCACTAGAGATTTTAAAAATCATCGAAGGTGCTATTAAGTTAGATAAATCAAAGGTTATTAATTACACCTCGCTTCTCGCCAATAAACTTGATGAGAACGGAGATAGTAAAACCGCAATTCGTTTTCGAAAGTTAATTGATGCAAATCGCGACTTAGAAATCCAGCCATTATCCGCCGAAAACCTTTATAAAGTTCCGATTGACCAGGAATCTCGGCTACCAATGGCTGACGTTTATAACCCTACAGAAATTGACGATTCCATTATTCTAAATAAAGATGTAAAGCTCCAAGTTGCACGTATTTTTGAGTACTACCAAAACATTGACAAGATCATGTCCAGTGGATTGAATATTCCAAACTCCATTCTAATGTATGGCCCGCCCGGTTGTGGAAAAACTAAACTTGCCAAATCTATTGGAAAACATTTGAATTTAACCGTAGTTATTACTCGTTTAGACGGCTTAATTTCTTCCTATTTAGGCAATACCTCTAAAAATATCCGCGCTATTTTTGAATATGCCCATCGGGTTCCATGTGTTTTATTTCTGGATGAATTTGATGCTTTGGCAAAGATCCGGGATGACCAACATGAGTTGGGGGAACTCAAACGGGTTGTTAATAGTTTACTTCAAAATATCGATTCTCTTAATAACGGCAGTATTCTGATTGCAGCTACCAACCATGATCATCTTTTAGATCCGGCAGTATGGCGCAGATTTAGTTTTAAACTGCATATTGAGAAGCCGGATTTTGATTCCCGCATTGAGTTAATTAAGCTATTTCTTAAAAACTACAGCTTAATTGATAATGACTTGACATTAATTGCCCATCTTTTTAAAAGTCTATCCGGTTCGGACATCGAAGAATTATGTCATAAATCATTAATGGATTCTGTCGTTAAAGAGCAAAGTCTGGATATCGCCTTAATCACCAATCATTACTTTGAATTCATCAATTTATTAAAAGACAAGGATAAAGAAGAACTATCCGAAAGAGATATCGAAAAAATTAAATCTGACTATTTACGAGATTTAAATCCTAAAGTATTTAGTTATGCTCATATCGGCAAACTTCTTAATCGTTCGAAAAGCCATATTGGAAATCTATTAAGTATTGGGGGTCTGGCAGATGGAGAACAATAAACCCTTATCAATTCAAGTTGTTTTACCTCGAAAAGATGATTATCGAAAAAATGAAGGCGGCGGTAGTAAAACTTATATGGGCGAATGTACTCCTGAACTTCGCCAATTATTAATTTCTGAATTTCAAAGTCTGCTTGACTACAATCAGGAGCGATTTATCGAATATCCAAATGTACCTTGTGTTGGGAAAGTAATAATGAAAGATAAAGCCATTGCTAAGTCTCATAAACCGACCCGGCTTTTATCACCAGATAATTGTCCTATTATTGGAACTGGCAATCTTAATGAGATTTATATTAAAGTTACTAAATCCGGTGTCACCCATACTGTAAAAGAAATTCAAAATCCTCCAGCCGAAGATATAAAAATTAATCTCACTAAAATCGATCGGATTGTTCCCTATACTCCCGAAGATATTATTGAAGATCCTGAAATCAAAAAAACGATTGCCCAGAAAAACGGAAAAATTGAACCTCTAAAAATAAAACTATTCGATTTTCAAAATGATACTGATAATCGAAATAATGTCCAAGAATTTATGGCGCTCATAAAAAAACTGGGGCTTTCTCAACAACTCAAAGAACTAAAATACTCATCACAAATGAAAGTTTATAAATTAATTTGTGATAATCCACAAAGTCTTGACAAAATTATCAATTACAGTGGCATCAAGCAAGTTTCATCTTTTCCAAAATATTATTCCGCTTTAAATGAAACTCGCGAAGTAAAAACAATATTAAAAAATCCGCCCCAGCCCCAACCGGGTGTTGATTATCCCATAATTGGAGTTGTAGATTCAGGAATTAAATCCGGCCATAAATATTTAGAGCCTTGGATTTATAAACGGGAGGTTTTTGTTCCTGAAGAATATCAAAATAACGGTCATGGAACTTTTGTTGCCGGTGTACTGGAGTATGGGCATATTTTAAATGATTTTGGCAATCGCCAAACCATGTATAAGATATTAGATGTAGTAGCCTTGCCGAATAGTGATCCGAATTATGGCAAAGTAGATACAATTAGTGAAGATGGATTGCTCGATATCATGGAACATGTACTTGAAACTCATTCTGATAAAGTAAAAATTTGGAGTCTTTCTCTGGGAACCTCAAAAGTTTGTGCAGACGATTGCATGTCGGATTTAGCCATTGCTTTGGACGAAATGCAAGATAGGTATCATGTGGAGATTATTATTTCGGCAGGGAATTATCAAAAAATTCCCTTGCGGACTTGGCCTCCTGCCACGAACATTCAAGACCGAATTACTGTACCGGCCGATTCTGTTCGCAGTCTTACCGTGGGTTCGATTGCTCATAAAAAAGGTTGCGGTTGTGTGGAAATAAATCAACCTTCTCCTTTTTCACGGCGCGGTCCAGGTCCAAACTTTATGATCAAACCCGAAGTAGTCGATTACGGAGGTAATTGCAGTATCAATGGTCAATTTGATGGATGCGGTATTATATCGTTTGATGAAGATGGGAACTTAATCGAAAATATTGGAACCAGCTTTTCAACACCTAGGGTTACCGGTAATTATGGTCAAATATATTATAGTTTACAGACGGGCTTTTCATCGGAACTCTCGAAAGCACTGTTTATCCATTCAGCGAAGAATCCGTTATCAAAAAAACCAGTTGTTCGGGAGGAAGCCGACTATTTGGGTTTTGGAATTCCCTCAGCGAATTTGGAAGACATTATCTTTTGTAATCAATCCTCAATAACCATGATCTTTAATGCTGAGATTTTAAACGGTAGTTATATTTCAATGAACAATTTCCCATATCCAACCAGTTTGAAACGTAATGGAAAATGGTTTGGCGAAATTAAAATGACTTTAGTATATCGGCCTCCTTTAGATGCTAATTTTGGACAAGAATACTGTCGGACGAATATCGAGGTATCATTAGGAGTATATCGGTATAATAAAAATGGCGTGTTGAAATATGCTGGCCAAGTCCCTCCAGATGTTAAATGGGAGGAACGTTATGAAAGTGAGCGGGTTGAAAATGGGTTTAAGTGGTCGCCAATTAAATCTTACCATAGGGAAATAAAAAACGGAGTTGAAGGTGAGTATTGGAGGTTATTAATAGAGTGTACTTCGCGGAGTGGTGAAAATATTGATACTCAACCTTTCGTTTTAATCGTTACTATCAACGACTTATCCGGGGAAGATATATACTCCGAAATGATAAATATATTACGCGAAAGAGGTTTTGCCTTTTACGATCTTCAAGTTCAAGATCGAGTTCGGAATTTATACCAATTATAAAAAGAGGGAAGAACGAGCTTCCTCACCCGTTCTTCCCATTCTTAACATCCGCCCAGGCTCTACCACCAAACCAAAACCCAAAAATCACCAGAAAAATCGCCCAAACCTGTGCCGGAATTTTATTTAGCCGATCCCAATCAATCTTCCCACCGAAAATGATAATATAATTCAGTAAAATTGCCGCTTCATAGGTAATCACCGGCCTGACGCTAGCCCGGAAGTTCAGCATCCAACGAGACAATCCCGCCGGGTTCTCGTAAGCGTTCACCGAATCCCGGAAGGATGCCTCCTGTTGTTGCAAAACCTTCATCGTCTCCAGTTCGAAGTCATTCAATAGTTTGGTCTTTTCCAGTTCGAATTTCTGCCGATCGGATTCCGATTGCAAAAAACGGCCGGCTAAAGCGTCCACCAATTTTCCCACCGTATTCTTGGCAATTTCACCGGCAATACTTGCAGGGTCCCATCCCATTACCAGATCACCCCCGGTTTCCAAGCTCTCGGATTCGGGTTCGGCGTCCCGGTATAGGGCCGGTACAGCATCGGGCATAAATCCACATGGACAAATTTATAATCATAGATGACATACCCAGTCCGCGCCTCCGGGAAACCCAATTCCCGGCTCACTCTCCGGATAAAGGCCGCGAATTCCTTGGCTCCAAATCCCTTGGGCAAACCCAAATCCATGGCCGCTCCCGTCTCATGGGGTGAATGCCCCGGTCTGGCGACTTTGCCGCTGGGTTTTCCGCCGTTCGCCCGTAAATCCGCTTCATAAACCGTCTTTTGATACTCCGGCGACCGGTAGCCGGAATTGACCGTAATCGGAGTATCCACGCCCCGCATCAGTGAAATCCCGGCCCGCACCGTTTCAAATAATGTGATTAACGGCTGATAAATCACCACCACCCCGGTATCATGCTGCGCGAATCCCAAAGTGTGTGCCCGGTTCTCAAACTGCGGCAAATGCTCCGAGATATAATATTTGCCTTTCTCAAATAAAAAAGGGACTTCGCATTTCGTCCCGTCCCGCCGAATTAATGTATAAGTACTCATGTTAACCTCCCGCTCATTTTTTCAACAACAACACAATCAGGTTCACAATCACCCCGCCCAAAGTCACCATCAACGTATTCTGAAGCACATCCAGCTTCTTAATGAGTCCATCCTGCGTCTTTTCCATATTAACCACCCTTTCTTTTAAAACTCCCACTTCCACTTCCAACTCACCCATCACCATCACCTCCTTTAAAAATCAATTTCTTTTGGATAACTCACCATAAAACCACCGCCTAAAATCCCATAAGGAAGCAGCCAATCTGTTTGTCATATCACCGCTTTTAATCTGAAAGATCAAATCCGGACCGATCAGGAGACCGCGCTTTAATGTAAGTCCAAAGTGGGGTAGCGCGGACACCCGCCGAAAATCAAACTAAATGAAAGCAAAAGTACCGGGCCGATTTTCGGCTCAAATTCTTTCAGCCGAAACCGAAAACTAAAACCACCTCCGCCCATCAAGTCTGTCAATCCAAAAACCCAAAACCACTTCCCGCCAATCCTCCGACCCCGATCAGGCAGACCAAGCTTTTATCTCCGTAAAAATCACTAGGCCGAATATCAGGTCGCTTGGACAGCCTGCCGAAATCCAAATTAATGAATGCCAATCAATTCCTGCCGACCACGAGGCAGCCGAAAATTAGCAAACAAACTAGCCCGGCTCTCTCGTTTGCGAAAACCACTCCCGGCCAATCCTCCGATTCCGATCTGGCAGACCAAGCATTTATCTCCGTAAAAATCACTGGGCCAAAATATCGGGCTGCTTGGACAGCCTGCCGCAAATACTGAGAAGGCCAATCAATTCCGCCGACCAATCCAGGAAGCCGGGACTGAAAGCAAACAAAATAGCCCCCGGCTTCCTCGATTGTCGAAAACTATTCTAGGCCAATCCTCCGACCCCGATCAAGCAGACCAAGCTCTTATCTCCGCAAACTGTGCTGGGCCAAAAAATCGGGCCGCTTGGACAGCTTGCCGCAATTCAAAACCCTGATTGTCAATCAAATCTGCCGACCATTCGAGCAAGCCGAAAGCAAGCCAAACAGTAAGCCCGGCTTCCTCGACTGTCGAAAACCTGGAGGCCGATCCTCCGCCGTCTATTGTCTGGGCCGTTCTGTCCGCGGCCGCGCCCCCTTCCGCCAGCCTGGTCATCGTATAAACGCGCATTATGTCAAGAACGAAGTGAATCTCCGTAGGCCGTGTCATTGACATAATAGGTTTATACGACGCCCGAAAGCCGATTCGAAGAAGTTGCTGGCTCCAAGGGGCACAGGCCGCTAAGTCGCCTTCGAAGCCTAACCCATTTCCCGGCTAAATCAAGCTAGTCGCCTCCGATGCCTATCTTTCTGGGCCAAAGTATGTCCGGCGCGGCGCCACACAGACTTCTGCGGGCCGAATATATCAGGTCTGTTCCCACCGCCGCGCCTAGGCCAACCCCCCGCCCGATGCCATTTCTGATTGCCCTGTCACCCGCCGCCCCTCAAGGGGCTCCAAATCAAGTAAAGGCTGACAGTGTATCCTTGACAAATACCTTTAACGGGTTAGTAAGAGTTCTTCCCCAGACATAAGTCCCGTCAAAAGTCATCCCGCTAATTCCACTTACTCCAGTCGCCAAGGTAACGGTATTATGAATCCTGGTTGGAGTCGTATTAAACTTCAATAATTTAACCGGGTTGGTATCACAAGCCGCCCAAATATACAATCCATCAAAGGTTAACGCCCGGCAATTGTTCTCCCCGGTGGCAAAGGTCCAAGTAGTTCCCGCCTGGGTCATAGTGGCCGGGTTAATGGCGCAAATTTTTGAAGGAGAGCTATATAAGCCCGCCATCAACACCGGGGCTTGTCCGGACAATACGACAAAAATCAAATCCTCACAGCGGTTATCTCCGGAGGCCAAGGTTAATGTAGTTCCTTGTTTGGTCCCGTTCATGTTCCATTTGGTAAATTTGGCCGGACTAGTCACATGCCCGAAATAAATATAGTTTCCGTCAAAGGCCATACCACCGACTCCATATTCATCAGCCCCAAAAGCTGTGCTATAGGCCGGGGCCGTCATTGTAGATTTTGGGATTCGGCAAAAGCTTTGCTGGTAGCTGCTATTCCGTCCTGCCACGAAAATATAATCCGGGGTTAAGCACATGGTAGCGTCATCCAATATTTCAATCGTTCCCCCGGAGTCGGGCGGCATATTGCCGGTATGGGCTACATAGTTAAAGTCTAAATCGTATTTGTAAACATAGATCAGTGAACCGCTTACATGCAACACGTAAAAGTTCAACCCATCACAGGCAATATTGAGAAAACTACCGTTGGTAGGAGTATCAGGGGTAATTGTCGTTTCCAGCGTAAAGGTCCGGGCGTTAAATTTTAGAATCTCAAGGGAGTAGCCAATAGTATAGACATAATTGTTGTAGTAGCAAATTCCCAAGTTTGGGGTAGTACTGGCGGTTCCGCAGTCAATGGTAATGTTCTTCAGTTTTGATTGCAGAAACGGCCAAACCCCCAGCATATTATTCAATTGACCCGATTTACCGCTCACCAGTTCCACCATGGACTCCATCTGCGCCTGAACCGTACTACCGCTAATTCCGTTCACTGGGGTAGCCCCAATCCGATCCGCTCCGGCGGCTCCATCCTCCGAGGAACCAAGTTCCGTCTCCGTGAAATACCGGTTATCGTGATTATGGTTCAAGGCGGCATAAACCCCGGAGTAATTATGGCTATGGGTATTAATCAAGTTATTCAATTCATTAATATCCGCCGCTTCCGCGAAGTCGCCAATGGTTTTATAACTCACGTAAAGATTGATGTTTTGATAGTTGCTATCCGTAACCCGCCAGGAGATATAGACCGGTTTCCCGGCTTCGGAGGTCAGCCGGGCGTTTTGGTTCTCCAGGACGTAATGGGTGTTTTGGGTCAGCAGTATCCCGCCTCCGCCGGGAGCCGTCCGGACGGTAAATTCCGTTCCGCCGAAGAAAGTATCATGTTTCAAAGTCCGGATGCCAGAGCCGTTTTGATTGTTAAGTTCGTCGCTAACTGATACGCCGTCAAGGTTTTTTGAGATTTTCGTGTCCATTAAATTTCACCTCCCAAGTCCAGGGTTAATTTTCCATCCGGGGTGGCTTTTACGTTCCAATGCGAACCTTGCAACCACTCCTCAAAATTGTCATCTGTACGTAGTATAACTGCGGGGGTGGGGATCACTTTTCCGGTCTCATAGGTGGTCCGGTCGAGGAGTTCCAATCTATCGACACATAAGGTTTTACATTGGATGCTTTGTTCAGCGGATACCCATTCTCCCGACCAAAAAATCCCTAAAGTGACCCACTCGATCTCCCCATTTTCCAATTCCAACCCAAGGAAAGGTTCGACACGTTTTCCCGGCTGTAAAAACCCATATAATTCGCTGGTTTCGTTATTCGGGTCGAACATCCGGCTGGAGTTATTCAAAATAATTTCCAGTTGATTCAAGCCAAAATTCCCTGCAGATAGATGACCGTCGAAAAATTCTTTCCGTTCCAGTAACCGTAAGGAAAAAAGGTCTTTTTCGGTAAAGGTCCGGCGCAAGGTATTTGTAAAGAAAATTGTCACCCTGCCATGAATCTTCCGCCCGGTTTTAAAAATGTTTTGCTTAAATTCCTCGGATACGTTGATCATTGTCATTTCTCCCGTAATACCAGAGTGATTTTCTCCCAAAGCACCGGGGAGGCCGAAGATAATTCACAGGGGAAGGAAAGTCCGATAACCGTCCGGGTCTGATCCAGGTATTGAAAGGATAAATCCGTTTTCCGGTTCAATTCATTCTGGATGGTCTGGGCCTGGGCGTTGGTCAGCATTTCGTAATAAAGAAGATAATGATTTTTGATAGCGATACTATCCACGTTCAAAGTGCCGTCCGCCGCCCGTTCCTCGCTCCCAATCTCTTTGGGTTCAATTTTAAACCGGGTGGGAGAGGGGATGAGCGTTTCCATACCGGACAAACCGAGTTTAAATACGCCAAGCTGGGTATTTTCCGTATAAAACTTCGCTCGAATCCGTAGAGCATAAGCCGGTATCTTCATTTCACATCCATCCCCCTATAGCTATTCCTGCCAATATCGATCCCTTTATAGAGCAGTCCGGCATCTAACAGCAGATCCTTGGCCCGGGGCGCTAAGACCGTAAACTTCGAGTTAAAGCTGAAATCCTTAATCTTCATTGGTCCCAGCGGGCCAGTGATATCGCTGGCTTCATCAATCTGGAGCCAGTATTCAACCTGGGCGCAGGTAGCATTCTTCACATCCTCAACCCGATCCGTATCATCCGTCCGGTGATATGTCTTACGCCGGATTAATTCACTGGCCCGGAGGATTAACCGGTCAATATCTTGGGGTAAGGTAATCAGATCCCCAACCCAGGTTTGAACCTCGTTCGTCGTTACAAAAGGAATATTCATCATTAATCACATCCCTTGTAGGGGCGTATCGTGATACGCCCCTAATTTTGCGAAATTGCCCGGCAGACCAATTCCGGGGTCAGGGTCTTAAACCCGCAGATTGTATCAATGGAACAAATATCTTTCTTTTTGTTGATGTCATACCCGAAGACCACCCGGAGGCCGAACCCTTCAAAATCTACAATCGCTTTCTGGCCGGGGCCGACTCCTTGCGGTAATGCCAGAGGCCGGTTAACAAAGGCGAAGGCGTTTTTATGAAAGGCCAGATTATTGACATGGCTATCAATCAGGGTAACGACTTTGGCTGAGATTCCACCCGCCGGAGCCGCCGGATAAAAGTTAATCGTCCCAGCGCCGGAGCCGTCCAGGGTAGCATCGGTGGTAATGACGAAGGTTTTATCGGTGATGGTCGCCACGGTGAATAAGTCGCCTTTTTTGAAAGTGCCGCCATTTCCACCGGAGGCAATGGAGCCGGTAGTGGCCCCGGCGGTCGCCGTCAATGCGGCGGTTCCTGCCGCTGTACCTTTGGTATGTTTCGGGGTATTCTGATCCATGAAGAAGTCAAAACCCAACTTCCGGCCTAACGAGGCTTCGCGTAAAGCTGTGCCATTATCGCCCACTTTATCGGCGGCGGTGAAGAGTTCCAATTGTAATAATTTGCTTTCCGCCATGGTCCCGATGGTAAAGCGCCGGTTAATGAGGGGTACGGCTTGATCATTCAGCCGCTTCCGGGCATCAGTAATTTTGCCGACACTATCCAATTCCGCATTGGCCGCGCCGGAGTAGTAGGGGATATCCTTATATAAATTTAATATAAGGGTATCAATCTTCTGGGCGAAAGCCTGCATTGCCGGAATAATCAGTTGCCGGGAAAAATCATCGATGGAGAGGGTAAGTTGTTCGGTGGTGATCTCGAAGGATACATCCAAAATGGTATTTAACGTTACATTGGTGCTGCTTTCGGATACGTCTTGAATGGTAATCCCGGCGGTCCGGTCAAATTCGTTGGCGGTAAAAGTCGCCGGTTTCCGGATGGTGACCGTAGTTCCCCGGCCTTCGACGAATTCCCGTTTGTAATCCCGGTGAACCAGGTTCGCCATTACGCAGTTATTCCGCAAGACCATTAAGGCCTCACGAGCTACGATGGAAGGAGTAATGAAAGTATTGGCCATGGTTACAACCTCCTAAAAATAAAAGGCCGGAGCTGTTTAGGTCCGTCCTTTTGTCATTTCTGCCCTTGCCGGGCTTTGATATAGTCGGCCATGGAGAGGTTCCCCAGGTCTTTGCCGCTGCCTCCGCCGCTGAAGTCTTCCCCGCCGGTGGGTTCGCTCTCGGCCTTCCCCAGGAATTCCGGGAACTCCTTTAAAACATTTTCCACGGCAGTTTTGGCGGAAACTTCATCAACAATGCCATTGGTAATGGTGATACTTGAGATATCAATCAACTTCAAAAAAGCCTTCATCCGATCAGGTTTGATATTCGCCAGGGTGGCTTGCATCATTAAGGCGGCTTGTTTCAGACCGGTTTCGGCTTCGGTTTTGATGCGTTGGTTTTCCGTTTGCAAACTCCGGTTCTGTTCTCTGGTCTTCTCCAAATCGGTTTTACTTGCATCCTCGGTCTCTTTTTGTTTCTTGATCAGATTCTTTAAGTCATCAAGCTTCTCGAAACCAAGTTCTTTAACTAGATCGTTGACTTGCGCCCGTCCCTCCCGTTTCAGCCGTTCCATGAAACTGCTTTCGGAAGGAAACGTAATAAAAGGCTGGTTCTTGGCTTTCTCCCCGGCGTTGGGTTCCTGGTCATTTCCGCCGTCAATTCCCCCGGTTCCGCCGCCGGTATCTTTATCGAATACCGGGAGGCCATACCGTCTCGGTAATAAGTTCAACATGATTTTCTACCTCCGCTTTCGCGTATTCCGTGATTGAAACCTTTCAAGAGCTTTTATCGGATCACGTCACCGGTAAAGCTCATATTACGGTTATTTCACCTCCATTCGTCCCTGCAAAGCGCCATTAAAAACAAGCTCATGAGTTTTCAAAATGTATTTCTTATATCCCGGCTGTCTAATTCCGGCCAGAGCTATGGCATCATCAACAGTTAAGGCGGGGTTTCCCCGGTATTTCAATTCCAGTTTGTTCGCCGCTTCCGGGAATTTGTTAAGCAGGATTCCGGCAATCTTTCGGGCTATTTCCCTGGTTTGAATCAGATGATATGATGGAAGGGTATATCCAATCACCGCGCCGGAATGGATGGGTGATTGATGTTCATAAGTCCTTTCTCCATACAAATACTCGCCGTACAAAATCCCGTCCACGTTCATCAAGCTAGTTTCCGGGCCGCTAAATACTTCCGTCAGCCTGCCTTTAACCTTCAACGGATAGCCGTTAATTACCAGGGTAAATTGGGCGTTCACCGTGCTGGATACAATAATTCTCCCACCCCAGGCGTAATAAGTTTGGCTTGTAATCGTTATTCCGGCGGGCGCTCCCTCCAGGGTTGCCGTACAATTCACCACCGGGTTTTGAGTGTAAAAGGTAGTGAAATAGGCGGTTAACTCAATCATTTCCCCGGCCTTGATGGATGTAACAGCATTGTTTCGGTATACCTCCTCAGATTGCTCGGTGGGAACCAAAGGATTGGCATAAACCGTGACCTCATTCGCCGGGCTGATTTTCTGGTTAATCGGTTTCTTTTCCTGGTAATCGGCGGCGGTCAGGGTCGCTACGGGGTTAATATTCACCGGATAACCTGGACCTTCCAGCCGGATGACATTTTGCCGGTCGCAATAACAATTACCGAGGACAAATTTGATAACCTGTTTCAATCCGGCGGCGTGACTCCCCCGGCGGAGCCAGGCATAAGGAATATAAAACTCCAGCAGTTCCGGGTCAATCCAGTATTCCTCCGGCGATAGCCCGGCATCATAGAGGACTTCATAGGCCAGCCGGTAGGCGGTGGCAATTTGTTCTACAATCACCGTTAGCCGGTCAATTTCGGGTGTTAGGTTCCGGTCAATGGTCTCCAGCCGGAGCCGGATATATAACAATTTAACTCCGGCAGCCGTCGTATCAAAGACGGTATAATAAAATTCTCCCGGCCAAAGACGGTTCCATGTAGTTTGATTATCCGGGCTATACTCAATGATTACCCTGGTTCCGATAGGGATAGTTGCCGATATGGTGGCGGCAATAAACGCTCCTATTCCGATCTCAAAGTCAATGGGAATAGAAATAATCCGGCTGCCTTGGAGTGGGTCCCGGTCGTAAAGTTCTTCCTGGTAAAGCAATTCTCCATATATCATGGCTCCCCGTCCTTACTTCGCCGGTGTGGTATTCGATGATACCGGCGGTTTGATGATTCTTTGTTCTTCCGTAATCCGTTTAACTTCTTCCTCAATCTGTTCCTCCGTCCAGTCCCGGTTGACCATTTTTACCTTGGTCCTGATACTGACCGCTTGAGCGGAGTTCAGCATATTTAAGGTGGTGGCTATTTGTCCCAGGTCGGAGGAAACGCAATCATTAATTTCTATCGAAGGCCGCTTGGCCTCGGTTTTGGTGTGAATACTCAGCATCATTTGCAGTAGGTCCTCCAGAGCCGTTTTCCAGTAGCGTGCTTTTTTGGCTGAAGTAATAATTGATTTCTTCTCTTTGATTTGGAGCGCGTATCCGGAGTCGTTCACGCTGGAGCCGATTCCCAAGCCAAAAGATTGGGGACTATACCCGGCGTTGGAGATTATCCGGCAGATTAGATCTAAAGTGGTCTTTTGATGGGCTTCGTGCCGGATATCGAACTGGATGTTTTTGATGGAGTTGGTCCCGTTGACATCGTTCGGGTCGAAGTCCAGTTGCTCGTACACTTCCTGGTCCAGATCAAAGCGGGGTTTCCCAGTCTCAATATCCCGCAGGTAATCGCGGGGGGTGATAATCCGCCCCACGCCAATCCGGATATCCCGTATCCAGGAAGTATAAGCTTCATCCAGGGCATCCATCAAGCCTTCCGCGCCGCCGAAGTCTGATTGACCGATTGCCGAGCCGCGAAATATTTTATTGGGGAGCATGTTCGGAATGTAACGGACTAAGATATCCTCCTTAATTCCAGTATTACGTACCGGTTCGGATTCGGCGGTTTCCGATAATGTTTTTAAATCCGTTTCCTCTCCCAAAGTATTGGCAGTTCCCTCATAGAGCTTGGTGTAAATCGTTCCCCGTTCGTGCCGTTCCAGCAGCCGGTAAACTTTGTTCCCGTCATCCTTGATGATTTTCCAGAAAGTCACCGCTACCAGTATCCCGAATTTGAACTCCGGTAAAGCGTTATCCGGTTGGGCGATATTTAAAATGGGATAGGGAAACAGTTTCTTATCCCAGTTGATTTTAAGAAAGATTCCGCCCAAAGCCGAAGCTACTTCCGCCGCTTCCAGGATAGTGTTATAAAACCCGTTAACGTCAAGTAACTGGCGCATCTTCTTAGTCTGATCATCTTCCGCCGCCAATCCCGGAATCGTAATCGCCGGGGTTTCAGAGAACAAAAAATTAGAACTAGTGGTTGCCAGTTCTCCGGCCAGCGGGACATGAATCATGACTTTCCGCTCGTCTTGAATTTCTTTTGCCCAAAACCGGCCTTGTTCGGTTGGAGAATAGACCTTGCTGGAAAGGGCTTCGGAAATTTGCAACGGGTCGCCGGAGTACCAGGCCGACCATTCCCGATACCGTTCATAAACCGTGCCCCATTCTTCAGGCGGCCAGGTTTGCTGGGGGTTATAATTTGGAATCATACCATCATCCCCTTAAGCGGCTGATTTAATCTTTGTCAGCCAGAAAGCTTTATTCCCATAGACTTGATACCGGATATTGTCCATGCAATGGTCATTCATTTTTAGCGGTTGGTCTTTCCCCAGGATTTGCGCCTTGGGGTCCCAAGAGTAAGTGGACAGTTCCTCAATTGTGTTGATACAATTCCGGTGAACCCGGATCAAGTCGTTTCCGATCAGGCTGTTAAGCAGTCCGATTCCTTCCAGCACATCATTTCTGGCCTTGACGATGTTTTTTACTCCATCATGCCAGAGTTGAGTAATGAATCCGGCGGCGGAAGGGTCGATATAGATTTTCCGGGCATCAATTTTTAAGTTTTGATACCAGTTCCGGTAGTCCTGGCTATACTGGGAAGGACTTTTCTGGGTCGCCAGTTGGTTGTCGTCCGTTTGTCTGCCGGAATGATAGTATTCATCGGCAATATAGAGCCGGTTGTCGGAGCCTACGCCGGTATGAATAAAGGTGGTCGCGTTGGATGTGCCGTAATCTATTCCTATCCAGTGGGTTAATAACTCCGGTATGTCATCGACGATCATCCGGTCTACGAATTGGCTGTAAATTACTCCGGCGGCCAGCACCCACAGGCCGTCGATATACCGTTTATACCAGAGGGAACCCGGCACATACTCTTTTTTCAACTCCCGGACGTAAATGGGGTCAAGGTTAAGATTATCGTCCAACGTGAAATTGAATACTCGTTTATTCAGTTCCGGGTTATTGATGTAGTTCTTATATAGATAGTGGTAAGGGCTGTCCGGGTTGGTGGTTAGAATCAACTTTGCACCCGGAATACTTAGCCGGGAGAGCAACATTTTAAAGAAATCTTCCGGAATTAAAGTTCCCTCGTCCACGTAAGCAAAGGAAAAGGTATCGCCCTGTATCCGGTCTTTGGCCCGGACATCGGCGGCGCCAACCACAAAAACTTTCCGGCCGCAAATTGTAACTTCGCCCAGGCCCCGGTTATAGTGAAAATATTTCGCGCCGACTATCTCCCGGATGGTTTGCAAAACATTATGATCCGCCGTTCGTTCGCTATGGCCGACGATAATGCCATTTCCCGGCGGCTGGTTTTCCAGCATATCAAGTAACCGGATGTTAGCGGCAATGGTTTTGCCCGACCGGACCGCCCCGCACAAAAAATTGAGCCGCGCATTGGATTGGCTAATGGCGGCCAGTTGTTTTGGCGAGAATTTTCCCCAGATCATGGCGGCTGGTCACTTTCCGGCTGTAATTCCTGCGGGGTAAAAGTAACCGAGGTGGCGGAGTCTTTGATGGCCCGGACCAGATCACCAAGAGAGTTCTTCCCATCGTCGGTTTCTTTATCAAGTCCCAGCGCCAGCCGTTGCCCCCTTTGGAGCTTGTCCATGATATTCGCCAGCCGCTCCAGCGCGAAGATGGAAACACCGGCTTGTCCAATAGTTACGGTATATTCGCCCAGTATCCGGGTAACTTCTTTCAAGAAATTATCCCAAGCCATCAAATGTTGGGTATTCCGATCCGCTTCTTTTTCTGCCTGCATTTCCAGGGTCCGGCTTCGGATCTCGATGGCCCGTTCTTCTAGGTATTCCTTTTTCTCTTCTTCCCAGGACTTGCCGTTGTTCTTCGGGTTGGTGGCGCAACTCATATTCCGCAGGTAGCCGTAGTCGATCCCGGCATAGGCGGCAAAAGTCCGCTGGTCCATGAAGTCGCCGGTGACGTATTCAATTTTGAGTTTGTTCCAGTCGTGTTTCCGCCTGCCCATGAAAACCACTCCTCCGGTTCAAGGATGCCAAGAACCCCCAGCCTGAGGGAATATTGTGCGGCCTTCAGTCCGTTCCGTCAGGCAGCCTAGTCGAAGAAGCTCCCCCGCTGACGGTACTCCTTCAGTCCTGGTTTTTCAACTAAGGCTGGGGGTTCTGAAAAAACCAAAACAAAAACCCCGCTATTGCGCCGGGGTTGATTTAAACTTCAATATAGTATCTTACAATATTATTTTACCACCGAAAAGCCCGGTTGGGCGGCAAAGATTCGGCAAATTCAGATCACCATTCCCAGTTGTTTGGCGATTTCCAAAAGTAAACCATTTTTCCAGTTGCGAAAGGTCCGTTCCGAGATATGGAGATCAATGGCGATCTGTTGATCCGATTTATCCTGCTCGAAGTACTTGGCTTTTAATAGATGCAATTTTAGGCGGTCATCCGGCTTTTGGGAATGTTCCAGTCGAGTTATGAGGCGTTCAATGGCGTTCAGCCGCCGGACGGTTTCCCGGTATTCGGTGGCGCAAAGTATCCGGGCGCGGTATTCGCTGATCAACTCGGCGCGGGCCGGGGTCGGGTCGGAGAGGGGCC